ATGTCAGTATCCGAATCGGTCTCTGGTTGTTGTTGTTGTTTTGTTTGTTCTAGCTTTTTAAATAGCGGTGGTGCTGGGATGCTATTTGGGTAAGCTGAAAATGTTGTACCCCTTATCAGTGAAACTGGACATGAAAATGTTGCGTCATCACTCAATGCAGCATAAATAACTAATCTTCCACTAACGATTGGTATATTTGACGCAATAAAGATATCTCCAAAATCATAACCAAAATGATTATTAAGATTGGAAACACCATTAATTGTCAAAACCTTTGTTAAGGCCGTATATGGAATTTCAAAATCTAACTGCTCTCCTACTGTATTTGTTGCCATTTCCACAATAGCTGCTCTGGAACTACCACCTTTTGCAGCAGGTGTTCCAGAACCAAGTGTATCATTTTGATAAGTCAAAGATGATACAACTCCATCTTTTCCATACATTCCTCTAAAGCCAGCCATTAATGCTATACTACTTCTTGTCACTGTAGGTTCGTCTTGAATAACACGAACCTTAAATCTAATTCCACAATGAACAAATCGAACCATTCGAAAAAGCATATAAATGAATTTGTGTTTGGTAATTAAATCCCAAATACTAAAGACTTGGGAATCCCAAGCCAATATTTCCGCATTATAAACTCTCTCATATCTCTTCAATTGTTCAAAGGACATAACTGCATCTGTGTGATTATTTCTAAACATTCTTAAAGCTGGCACTTTCTCTTGATATGGATTAACATGTATGGAATCCTGCACTGTTCCTGTTGTATTGTCAACTGTTCCTGTCTGATGATTATCTGCACTCTCTTGTACAACTTCATGGTCACCCTGTCTCTTAATTCTGCTTAAACCAACTGTATTTGGATTATAGTTAGGTTCTCTAATTTCAAATCCATCTATAGATGCTTTAAGTACAAAATTAAGACTTCCTGTTTGACCCGGTCCTAAAATTGTATCAGTATATAAACCTACAACTAACACACCACAATTATCTGTAACATCAACTGAAAAATTGTTCAATGGATAAACATTTCTGCAATCCATATGAATTTCTCGATCAGTACCTAATGAAAACACTATGCCTCCATTCATGTCAATTGTTTGTTGAAAAGATGATGTTAAAACTGCTGCCGCGTCTGCCTGATTTGTTACTCCTCTTAAATAAACCATAAAACCTGCTCCTGCAACACCATTCATTGTATTCAATACTAATGATACTTTAATTCTATCATAAGTAAAAAATCTAAAGTTTGATGTAACACATGGTGTCATGTTCTGCTCAATCATAGCTGCACTTGGAAATTCAAAATATTGCAATGGTCCTGCCACATGTGGTATGACTATGTCAACATAATTTAGGATATGAGCCTGGCTAAAAACCTTTCTTATATCCCACTCTCTTTGTGCTGCATTCATTGATGCACAATCCTTGGAGTATTTCGTCATTCTCAAACGATCTACTGGTTTAACAACATCTTCTACTGCCTTTCCAAAACCTGCT